AACCAAGATGTATGGGCTAAGATCGTCACAGACACCCTGAGAACGGATAAAACCAAATATCCTGCCTTACTACTGGCTATCGGGGAGACACAAAAGATAAGATTAGCAGTCATTGAATGGGCTGCCCTAGAAGATTTAATGGAGAGAGCAAATGGAATCAACACTTGAGTTTATTAGTCAAGTAACAGAGTTTAATGATATTCATGAATACATGAAGGACCCAGAGCTTGATGAGGCTATGGCATTAATTGTAAAGATTATGATGAAACCAGATATTCCATCTGTTCAAGCAGTTGCCTTAATTGGAAAACTTCAGGCAATGTCTGCTAAGTTTGCTATTCTTGCAACTTATTATACAACGATTGCAAAGGGTCCATCGGGAAGTGTAAATAACACAAAGAAGAATGTATACTATACAATGAAAGAATCAATAGATAAAATCGTAGATGCCTTAAAGTATCTTGCACGATACAACTTAGGAGCATAGAATGGCTAAAAATTTAATAGGAAGTCTAGTAACAAAACCAAGAGATACAAAGTTAGATGCAAAGAAGTACCGCCTTGCATTAGGTAAGGCATATCTAGAAGGTAAGAATGGTATTCAGTTTACAACCAAGAAAACATTTTCACCATCTACCGTTGGTTATGGTTATGGCAAGTGTCCAAGATATTGGAACCTTGCATTTAGCGGTGTAGAGTTTAAGAATAGTTTTAACGCCCAAGGTATGGCTGCAATGAATGCAGGTACACAGGCACATGATCGTATTCAGTCTGCTATGGGCAAGGTGGAATATGGAAAGCTTGTTGAGCTTGAGCGTGAAGTAAAAGTAGTAGATCCACCTATCCGTGGTTTTGCAGATGCAATCATTGAGATTGACGGAGAAGAAATAGTTGGTGAAATCAAAACGGTTAAGTCTGAAGGTTTTGATATTCGTAAAGATACTTCTACTGGTGCAGATAGTCACGTTGTCCAGCTATTGATTTACATGAAGGCTATGGACATGAAAGAAGGCTTCTTCCTTTATGAGAATAAAAATAGCCATGAGCTTGCTTGTATCCCTATCGTAATGTCTGAAGAAAATGCAAAGTATTCAGACTACATCTTTGACTGGATGCGTGAAGTATATACGGCTTGGGAAGAAAAGAAAAACATTAAAAGACCGTTTACTGAAAAGAGTAGCAACTGCACCTACTGCCCAATTAAAATAGCGTGTTGGGATAAACCAGATGGTCGTACAAAGATTGAGCCACTAGAGGTTAGGTCTTTGTGAAAGATTGTGTACAATGTAAACAACCCTTTGACTTTAAAACACATAACCAAAAGTATTGTTCTAAAGAGTGCTGTAGGCTTGCTACTAATAAAAAAATTATGCAAAAGTATTATATTAAGAAGCAGCGTTTGGCTGGTGCAGAAAGACTATGTGCTAATTGTAAAAATCAATTAAGCAGATACAATTCAGATACTAAGTGTACAATGTGTCAAGAACTCGAAAGAAAGAATAAGTCAAACATAGCGAAAGGAAACATACAAGATGTCATTAGCAAGCTTGGCAAAGCCAAAAGCAGGTAAAGTCTTGGGCATTGATGCATCTACTGGGTCTATTGCTTTTTGCTTATTTGAAAACGGTGTTCCTGTTAGATATGGAAAGTTTCCTTTAGAGGGAATGGATATTTATGAAAAGGTTGCAGATGCAGGAAAGAAAACAAAGATTGCATCTGAGTTTCTAAAGCCAGACTATGTTGCTATTGAGTCAGCTATTATGGTTAAGTCTGCTGATGCAGGTTTAAAGATTGCAATGATTGTTGGTGCAGCACTTTCTGTGTTGCTAAAGCCAGGAGTTAAGACGGTTTCTATTGCACCTATCCAGTGGCAAGCATTTATTGGAAACAAAAATCCAACCAAAGCAGATAAGTTAGCATTGGAAAATGAAATCCCAGGAAAGTCTGTAAGCTGGTATAAGGGTGAAATGAGAAACAGAAGAAAGCAAAAAACTATGGACTTCTTTAATACAACCTTTGGTACAGACATTGACGACAATGATGTTGGCGATGCTTGTGGTATTGCCTACTATGCATATAAGAATATGACGGAGAGATAATGAGTAAGCTATATCAATCAAAAACTTGGTTAACAAAAAGGTACCTTATTGATAGAAAAACTATTGAAGAAATTTCAAAAGAATGTGCAACAAGCCATCAAACTATCTATAGATACCTTGTACAATTCGATTTAATTAGGAGTCAGAGAACGTGGAAGAAAAGATAAGAATTAATCTTTCTGGTGTAACTTTAAATCCAGATTTTTCAAAGCAAGATATGGGTTATCCAACTGCTGCAAAAAACATTTGGACAAACCTGGAAAAGTGTAATTTTGAAGTTACAACATTTGATTTAGATCACAGAGGTATAAACCTGTCATATGCCCAACCAAAACATCACATCATGTTTAGTGGACAATATAATATCATGTATGGCTGTCACGAAACCACAGAAATATCTGACTACTGGGCAGAGTGTTTAAATAAAGCAGATGAGGTTTGGGCACCATCAAGTTGGGTAGCAGATGTTTTTAGGAAAAAGGTAAACAAAGAAGTTTATGTTGCACCACACGGTGTATCTGGAAGCTTTGTTCCCGCAAAAAGAAGACTACAGGATAACAAGTTTATCTTCCTGCACCTGGGAGAGCCATACATGAGAAAGGGTGGACAGGCTACCGTAGATGCTTTCCTTAAAGAGTTTGAAGGCAATGATGATGTTTTGTTGCTAATAAAGTGTTATGATGAGGGTCATACAATTCTTGTTCCAGACGGTGAAGGAAATATGGTAGAGCCACAAAAAATTCATAAAAATATAAAAACCATAACCAAGTCTACAACCCAGAATGAATACTTAAAGATACTTCATAATACTCACTGCTTGGTGTTTCCGTCTTGGGGAGAAGGATTTGGAATGATGCCACTTGAAGCTATGGCTAGTGGTATGCCAGTTATTTCAAGTTGGGAGTGGGCGGAATACAAAGATGATATTAGATATAAAATTGATAGTGACCTAATGCCAGTACCAGATAATTTACCAAAGTACCTAAAAGAAACATATTTGGGTGAAATATATGTTGCCAGAATTGATTCTATAAGATATAATATGAGACAGGTGTACGATAATTACGAACAGGCTTTTGAAGATGCTTGGCTAGATTCTTTTAGGATTCATAGAAAGTGGAACTGGGAAGAAGTTATTGAAAAGTATGCCGTACCTAGACTTAGAAAGATAAATGGAGAGTTAAATGCACGAATACACGGAGTATGAAAAGTTTCATATTGAGGTAGATCAAGTTAATCACCCACGACACTATACCTCTGACCCATCTGGGGTTGAGTGCATTCAGATTACACGTCATAGAAACTTTAATGTTGGGAATGCCTTTAAGTACCTGTGGAGAGCAGGTATAAAAGACGATAGAACTCAGATTGAAGACTTGCAAAAAGCTATCTTTTATATCAATGATGAGATTAACAGACTGGAGAGTAAACAAGATGCCAACCTATGAGTACACCTGCCTAGCTTGTGACACCACCATAGATAGAGGCAATGTAAGAGTTGATGATAGAGATCATCAAACCTGTGAGGATTGTGGAAATATTCTTAATAGAAGTTGGACTATTGGCAATGTTGCTGTATGGGCTCCAACATCTGGCGGATACCGCTAAATGGCTAAAAAAACCACACAGATCAAATATAACCCACTTTGGGACGTTAAGCATGAATATATACACGGAAAAGATTTAATCACGCCTGGGACATTAGTTAAGATTAAGAATGTTCGTGGTGAGTTTAAGTTCCAAAAGTATGTTAAAAACATAGACTCAGGCATGGAATGGGTTGATGTTGTTGGTCAAACTGGGTATAGATCCTTTTATGTATACGATTTAAAGGGTATAATTAAGCCTAAGAAGAAAAGAGCAAAGAAAGAAAATGTCTGAAATAGAGCTAGTAGACCGTTGGGAAAACATCAACAGGGTTGCAGAAGAGTTTCTCAAGGGTAATACTAATCCTACAATCATTGCCAAAGCTTTAGAAATGAAGCGTATAGATGTCATTGACTACCTAGAAGAATGGCGTATGGTTGTAAGAAGCGACAAGCAGGTACAACTTCGTGCTCGTGAGGCTCTAGTTGGGGCAGACCAACACTACTCAATGCTAATTAAAGAAGCTTGGGATGTTGTAAATGAGGCTGGAAACACTAATCAACTTTCACAGAAAACCGCAGCACTAAAACTTATCTCTGATGTTCAGCAAAAACAGATTGATATGCTGCAAAAAGCAGGTATGCTAGATAACCACGAGATGGCTGAAAAAATTATAGAAACAGAACAAAGACAAGAAGTTATTGTTGGTGTTATTAGAGATGTAGTATCTAGTTGCGATAACTGTCGCATTGAAGTAGCAGAAAGACTTTCAAGGATAAGCGACAAAGCAGAGGAAATCTAATGTTTGAAGATATGTTAGATCTTCTTGGCGGTGATGAGTTTGATGAAAGACCAGTAGCACTTGAAGAGTTTGTTACAAGTGAAGACTTTCTTGGTTTACCACCGCTATCTGATTACCAATACACATCTATTCGTGCAATGAGTCAAATATATAAGAAAGCAACTTTAATTAATCTTTTTGGTGAAGATGAGGGTGAAAAAAGATGGAAGCAAACTTGCAATGAAGTAATCCTTCAGCTTGGTAAAGGTTCTGGTAAAGACTATATGTCAACTATTTCTGTGGCATATATTGTTTATCTTTTGCTTTGCCTTAAAGACCCTGCTAAATATTTTGGTAAGCCTCCAGGTGACTCTATCGATATTCTTAATATTGCTATCAATGCTGAACAGGCTAAGAATGTTTTCTTTAAGGGATTTAAAACTCGTATTGAGAAGTCACCCTGGTTTGTTGGAAAGTACACACCAACAGCAGGTGCAATGACCTTTGATAAAGGTATTACCTGCCACTCAGGACACTCTGAGAGAGAGTCTTGGGAAGGTTATAACGTAATCATGGTAATCCTTGATGAGATATCTGGCTTTGCCACAGACTCAACATCGGGACACGATCAGGCTAAGACTGCCTCTGCTTTGTATGACATGTATCGTGCATCTGTAGACTCTCGATTCCCAGACTTTGGCAAGGTTGTTTTGCTTTCGTTCCCACGCTATCGTAATGACTACATTCAAGAGCGATACAATGCGGTGATTGCCTCTAAAGAAGTTATAATGAGACAACATACCTTTAAGCTTAATGAAGAACTTGAAGATGATGAAGATACAGCAGAAAATTATTTTACGGTTGAATGGGAAGAAGATATCATTGAAGCCTATAAGTTTCCAAAAGTGTTTGCTTTGAGACGACCAACTTGGGAAATTAATCCAACTAGATCTATTAATGATTTTAAGATTTCATTCTACACAAAACCAACAGATGCCCTATCTCGTTTTGCTTGTATGCCACCAGATGCCGTAGATGCCTTGTTCCGCTCAAAAGAAAAGATAGAAGCTTGTTTCAATCAGATAAATATTGCAGTGGATCAAGAAGGCAGGTTTGCTGAATCATTCCAGCCAGATAAGGATAAACAATACTACATACACGTTGACCTTGCACAAAAGCATGACCACTGTGCTGTGTCTTTATCACACGTTGAAAAATGGGTAAAGGTAAATAGCTTTAATGATAAAGACGTTGTAAGTCCTATTGTTGTTGTAGATGCCGTTCGTTGGTGGACACCTACTGCAGAAAAAACGGTAGACTTTAAAGAAGTAAAGGCATATATCCTTAGCCTTAGAGAGCGTGGATTTAACATAAAGCTTGTAACTTTTGACCGTTGGAATAGCCTTGACATTATGAATGAACTAATTGCGGTGGGTATGAAATCAGAAACACTTTCGGTTGCCAAGAAACATTATGATGACATGGTTCTATTGGTAGCAGAAGAAAGAATTATTGGTCCTGCTATTTCACTTTTAACAGAAGAGCTATTGCAATTACGAATCATTCGTGATAAAGTAGACCATCCAAGAAAAGGCTCAAAGGATTTAGCGGATGCAGTTTGTGGTTCAATCTATAACGCTATTGCTCGTACTCCAAAAAATATTGGAGAGGTAGAAATACAGATACACTCGTATGAACAGTTTGTTGATGATCCTGATTTTGATCCAGAAGAGTTAAGACCAGGAAACAAAAAGATTTCTGTGGATATTCTGGACTTTCTAGGAGGAATGAATGCCATTTAATAATGAAGATTTTTATGAAGAAGATTTTGATCAAGACAGGTTGGATGATCTTATGAGATATCTCATTGAAGATGGATATTTATTGGAAACTGGTTTAGACGAAAATGGGGAAGCCCTATATCAAACTACACAAAAGTTTAGTGAAGATTTTCCAGACATGTTTGAGGAACAAATATCTGAAACCAATATAACCATCTATGAATTATGGATGATGGGCTTATTAGATGTGACGGTAAAAGAAGAGATCAATGACTGGGTAGTAATAGTCACTGACAAAACTATGGATTGTGACTTAAGTACATTGAGCCAGGACCAAAAGAATGTAATTTTGCAATTAAGATATAAGACTTTGTATCCAAAAGATGATACAATTTAGTGTCAAAAAGTATTGACATTTTAGCTAAAAGAAGGTAACATATAACTATGGAAACAACATTTGAAGATAAGGTTGCATATGTAGCAACATCGTTCTATCGCCGTTTTGACGATAGTGAAGAAGGCTTTGATGCCACAAACGAATACCCTTCGGTACTTCGTACAATTTTTAATCGCAATGACATGGCAGGTCCACTTGCTCTAGCATTATTTAATGGAGACATTGAATTAAAGGGAGACAATTCAAAGAAATGGATTGAAGAGTCTTTTGACGTTCTTACTTCTGTCTTTGGAAATCCAAATGCCGAAGAGTCTGACGATACTCCAGAAACACCAGAACTAGAAGTAAAGCCTAAGAAAGCTCCTGCAAAGAAAGCAGCAGCAAAGTCTTAATAAGGTTAGCCTCGTTGGTCTAGGGGTTAGGACGCTTCACTTTTGACAGAAGAGATCAGGGGTTCAACTCCCCTACGAGGCACAGCAATACACATTGTGCCAGTTGTGTGTATTCCCACATGTAAAGTGGCATGGCAAACTGGCAAGGCGAATGTTGCATAATGGTAGTGCTCCTTCCTTCCAAGTAGGTGGCGAGAGTTCGATTCTCTCCATTCGCTCAAAGGAAAGAGATTGACATAATATAGCTTGTTGGTCTCTTTCCTTCTATCCCCAATAGCTCAATCGGCAGAGCGTCAAACTGTTAATTTGAATGTTCCTAGTTCAAGTCTAGGTTGGGGAGCTCGGAGGCAGACGTTCTGCTGGATATGTCTCAAGGTGGGGCAGCTGACTGTAAATCAGTGGCGATTGCATGGTAGGTTCGATTCCTACATCCAGCACGAATTAAAAACACTATAAAAGAGAGTATACTGGTAGTATGATTGAAACACAAGAAGTAGTAGATCGTCAATTAAAGGTTGCAGACAGATGCGACAGGTGCGGTTCCCAAGCCTTTGTGTTAGTTAAAGGTATTTCTGGAGAGCTAATGTTTTGTGGGCACCATTTTACAAAAAACCAAGAGGCGTTAGAAAAATATGCCTACGAGGTTATTGATGAAAGAAATCATATAAACGCAACATCAGCATCCAGCCCTATTTAATTCTAGGGGTGGTAGCTCAGTTGGTTAGAGCAGCAGACTCATAATCTGCCAGTCGTCAGTTCGAGCCTGACCCACCCCACGCCCTCGTAGCTCAGTGGATAGAGCAATAGGTTTCTACCCTACAGGTCGGGAGTTCAAATCTCTCCGAGGG